AGACAAAACAAAAACAAAAACCCCTGCTTCCCTCACATAAATCCTGAAGGGGAGAAGTTAGGGGAAAATTTTTTGAATTTCCTTAAAACTAAAGAAGAAAATGAATTAATGAAATTTTATTATCTTTTTGTATTTTCAAACTCAAATACACATGATAGTCCTAGACAGTACACGTATCTAACTACCTTTGGTTAAATATAGGTTTGGGAAACACATATCTCTGTCGTTGTCACAGAGTTCTATTGGTATTTACAATTGTGGCCAGCGGTTTCACTGACTGCCTAACAGTTTTGCGTATTTACAAAGCTTCTGTGATATTATGATATATATGTTTTTGTATTTTGTTTCTAACCTAGTGATTATATATTTTGGGTTAAATACATATATGTACAACTATGACTAGAAACCAGGGAACAGATACTTCAAAAATCTGCCATAGATTTTCAGTGAAGTCTGGCCTGGTGGTGAGGTTATTTCCTGGGCATCGGAGTCCGACCCCATCACTGGTCTTCTTTCTGGTCGGTCCTCACCTTGGACCTGTCTCGTTCCGGCACGAGGATCGGTACGGGGATTTACCACCGCAACAATCTTCCTGTCACTCCCCCTGCACCCTTTCATCCCAGGGGGGCCGCCTCTAACGCCAGTATTGTATGCCTTATCCATGTAATTGCGGATCTTATCCTCCCATGAAGTCCTAGGCACAAACATGTCTCTAGCTTGGGCTGCTGATATTACCCAGCTGCAGAACATGTTGTACTTGTCCTTTCCATGGTAGGCTGCCTCATCAAAGGCATCACCCACATTAGCTAGGAATTGGGCACGCACATTACTAGCGTGACTCGCTCTTACATACCTGACCATATCTGCTATTGTGTCAAATTCGAGCGGTGGAAGCCACATTGCCAGGTCCTGATCAAAGCGAAAGCTGCGTTTTAGAAACTGCACTTCGCTAAGATGCCGAAATGTTGTTTTTGTGGCTTGTTTGGTTGCTGATGTTACTTTCCAGCCGAATTCTTTATACGCGTCGGCTACTACGTCTGGTCTTAAAATATGTGCAATTAATGGGGACACTGTGCAGACAAAGTCATCTGAATAAAATCTTGGAACTACTAATGAAAGGAATGTTTTCCATGACAAAAGTCTGTCCAGTGTGCCAAAAATTTCTTTAAGGTCTTCATGGTGCTCTCCATACCATGCTCTTTCCATAATAATTCTGTATAATGTATAGAAGAGCGCCATGTGAGCCAAAGTGTTATCAACTGTTGTTCCAGCCCAACCTGATCCCATGCCGCCATGCTTTCTGTAAAGATATGGTCCAAATTGGACGGTATGGGAGCAGGCATTGGCTGCCTGTGTTAATCTTGCAAGCTGGTATTCATCCTGATAAACTAAATTCTTGATTTCTGCTGTCACTTTGAATAACCTGGCATGCATATGTCCATCCCAGGCTGATGCGTCAATATCCATAGCATTGTTGGAAAAGACTGCAAGCCTTGATGCTAATATTGGCCATTGTGAATGTACGTCTAGGCCTGGGCACCAAGGGTTGTCGCCATTTCCAGCTTCATAGAATCTGGACGCAAAATCCTGGTTGAACATCCTCCATACAGTGTTCTCATCTGCTGGATAAGTGTCAATCTGTCTGGGTTTGTACATTTTCTCCATTGTACGGAGTTCATCTTTGGCAAAGACATAGGATGTAGTTGTCTTTGCAATGCCAACTCGGTATAGGTTGGCCCTTTCAATGCAGTCCGCCTCAAACTGCGGGTCTAGGAAGCTGATCTCCCCTTTCTCATCAAACCGAAAGAGGCCGGTCTTTCCTGGGCCTGGATGGGTGGCCTTGTAAGGAAATCCAGCTGATGTATGTGGATTCAACCGGTCTTCTGAGTTGTGGAGAGCCTCCCTAACCGTATAGACTCTCAGCGGGCTGCGCTTCACATCAAAAACTTCTATGATGTGATCAGCTATTGCATCTCTTGCTGCACAGAGGTGATGTTCTGGCAGCGGAGTCTGATTGACATCAGTCGCCTTCATCAATGAAGGAGATAGTGGGTGACTGATGCCTGTCAATTCATGGTATGGCTCCCACCTCGGGTCATGCGGTCCGATAACCACAGGAACCCTTTTCGGTGGGTGTGCCACATCTATCTGTTGCTTTATTGGGGATGGTCTTATCACAGAGCGGGGGAATGGATCTGCTATGAACTTCTCGTCTGTAATGATGCCAACAAAGTCTACAGTCTTACCATCATGTATAAGCTCTACTGGCACATCCTCATTAATGCCTTTTGGTGCCCAACAGCACGTTGTTGCCTCAGTGCTAATGGACACACTATCCATACCCGCTTCGTTCTCTGCTGCATTCAATAGGTCTTCAATCAAATTGCGGGTAATAACTGAAATGTATGTTATACCTTTATTATTCATGCCTGACACTATACCCATGAGGGGTTTTGTGCTGTCTTTGGTGCTCATGGAAAAACAGGGGCTTCCACTATCTCCTTTTTTAGCCATTCCGTCGACCAGGATAACATTAACCATGTCAGTGCCATCAATGGTCTTATTACTACTGGCCCCCCTCCATGAGCTATTTCTCTCATAGGCAATGAGCCTATGTCCAGCAAGCCTATATCCTTGTATGTTATAGTGTGCTGTTGAGTCCTGCATCTGCACTGTTTCAGCAACGAGGTGCGTAATGTCTGGCACCTGCGAGTCACCTGAGAGCATCACCAGGGCACAATCTGTCCCCTCAGCATACCAATACCCTTCCAACCTCATCTTCCTAAATTGATTTTCTGGGACATTCCTCAGGCTCATTTTGATCTTATGTTTGAGGAAGAAAGACATGGCATGCTTAGGGACAAAATAGTAATTGCCTTTTAGTCCAAATCCATTAACTATAGAGATGACTTCTTCTGAGCCATCTTCATTCACATCATAACACTCAAAAAGCCTGCAGTTGTTCGAAGCTTTCTGAATGGCGCCAACTTCAGGGTCAACTTGAGCATTGATCTTTGAACTCAATTTGTCCGGCGTCTTCGCTGCAATGATAGTTGATCTTTGGGCGGCCATCCGTGAAGCGGCGACCTCCTTTCTATTAATCAATGAATTACCATAGGCTCCAGTGGTCTCGTCCTTAACTATTTCAGCTATACTGACGAAAATTAGCCAAATGGAAACCCCTATACACACTGTAGATGCAAGCATAGCAAAGTGTGCGCAAAGCTCGGGAATGGCTTCCCACACTGAAGAACAACCTTTCTTGATCTTACTCCACATTTTCTTAACATAAAAGTAATACTTTCTGTTTCCAGCGGCTGCTTCAATGCTGGGTTCCAACTCCTCATCCACACAATCTGCAATAGCCTCATACAGTGCATCTAGGGACTTCTTTGTCCAGCGATCACTACTAATGGCATTAGCATTTGAATACCTCCACAAATTGCTAAGGAACCATTCAGAGTCTCTGATGTTCTCTAAGGCGAAATCGCCTTTTCCATACCATAGAATCTCGGTACTACCAACCGGATGGATCCTTCTAAGGAACTCAATGTCGCAATTACAATTGAGTCCTTTTCTGTCTGTAAATAGCTGAAATGAATTTGGGAGATAGAAAGTTTGAAAATTCTTTGTCTTATCAAGTGAAAAGCCCTTGATTTTAACATGTACTGGGTTTCCTGACTTAGGGTCCTTAATCTTGGTGACATTAATGGGATAGCCACCATTGACATAGGGCACATGAGTTGAAGGGCATGTCACCTTTTTGTAAAATGGCTTACCATTCTCGACTACTAGGGTGTCACGCTCGACATTATTCTTATCACTCTTAGCTGGAGTTAGAGCTACAGTCAATCTGTCTTCTTCAACCTCATACATTTTAAAATCAGGGACCTTTAACTTGGGACTGGACATCTGATTTAACTCGGCAAATTGCGCCAACATATCATACATTCTCTCGCACTCATCTCTCTTTCTGAGCGCCTCTGCTGCAACTCTGCGCCTAATCTGCTCGAGTTGACCCTTAGTTGGTTTAACTGCACCATCAGTCTCCTCCTTAATCCACTCTTCCAGAACATTGGTGTATCGGGGCGTCATGTAATAATGATAGGCATCCCTAAGACTTAGGACATCCTCTCTATAATACCTAAGGGTGTCTACATGAGTGCCTTCTAGATTTCTATAAAACTTGTGGGCGTCAACAAGAAGTTGAATGACGCCATCATAGTCCAGAGGGTTAGTCCTGACGTCTTTTGGTTTGCCTGATTCATCATTAAATGGTGAGCCCTTAATTTTGAAAAATATGTGGTCAGAGTCAAGGTTAGCTTCTGGTTTTACTGGATTGACCACATAGAATCTAATATGTTCAAATGGCTTGGGATCCCTGCCATGCTTCTCCTTGTAAGCTCGCTGCCAAGCATCTATATCGCTAGTGGCCAGCACGCCGTTCTTGACTTTCTCCATAAGTTCTGCAACAGGCCTGCAGTTAAATAACGCATGACGTCGTCTATCAAAGGCAACAGCGCAATTAACTCCTTCAGCCCTAAGAGTCTTCCTATTAGAGGACATAAGGAGAAATTCAAACTTGACGGTCTGGCCCTTATCTTGTAGATGGGCTTTGTTCAATACCATTGGCGCGTTGCTGACAAGATTAAGGAAGTCAGAGACTGTTCTAAAATCATTAAATGAGTTGAAATCATCTATTATTACAATCCTATGATGTGACTGGATTGCATCTTGAAACTCCTTACCAGTTGCGTCCATTGTGGTAAACAATTTCTCAGGACTCTGTTCTGATGGGTACAGATATTTAATTAGGTCCTTAGCCACAAGGTTGGTAACAGCTGTCTTTCCTGTTCCTGACATTCCTACAAAAGCACCAACAATAGGCACAGGCCTTGCTAGAGCCTCATTTGACTGTGTATGCATGGCCGTATTGTGGTTCTCCTCTAGGTCACGCATGTCCCTCTGCATATGCTGAGCATATCTAAAAGCGGCTGATGTGGCATCCTTGGCTACTCTTATATATGCCTCATGATAAGCATTCAAGACCTTAGCGCATGAGTCACGGTGTTCTTGGTACTTAACGAGCTGCACCCTACCTTCTGGGCTATTATAAAATCTTGCAATCATGTGCAACTCTTTTAGTACTTGAGCCTCCGGTGTATCTGGAGCACTCCAGTCTTTGCCTGTAATCATTTTATACAGCTTATTGGCTGCCTTCATAATCAAATTCTTAATTTTATCTGTAGCCACAAATATCCATGAGATTCCAGCTGATACTTTGCCCATATTCACAATATCCTCATGGATAGTGGCAGTGAAATCATCTACCTCTGATTTCTTGGGCGTCCTAACAAGGAATATAGAAAGCAGGGTAGCGCACACAGCAGTTGTTAGTCCTATTGGAATAGTATTAGTTTTAACCCAGGTGAGGACTGATGAAAATAGACATGTCTCTGGTGTCTCAACAACACCCGAGTCGCATGTTTCATCTGCTACAAAGCATGAAGTGCTGTCCTCACTAGCATTATTGGAGATCCAATTCCATGCTGCAGTGAATAGGGTGAAGATGATGTCACCCAAGCCTGCTTGTACAGCAAAATTCATCACTGCTGCAGCTCGGACCGTCTTATTCTCCACTTTCCTAAAAATAATGAGCATTGCAATAAATGACTTATAAGGGAAATTCTTCAAAACTCTTGCCAATGTTGGCATCTCCTTTATTTCTTCTGGAATGTATTGATGAATACCATCAATAATAGGCCTAAACAACTGGTAAAAATCAGCTGTTATCGCCAGATTCTTCTCACTCAAATCGAGTATCCTTTGAACCTGGTGCATAGTGTCTTTAGTAAGTAAAGTATTGCTTGCCTCGTTAAGCTTAACGAGCAATGGTTGCAATTCTTGGACAGCCTGAACAAGCTTCTCATCAGTGGCATTTTCCTCCATTTTCTCTCTGAGTTGATGGAGGGAGTCAACAAGGTTAGCTGTTTTCTTGATAAGGTCACTTGAGTTAATTTGTTCGGCAACTCTGGCCATTGCCATAGTTCCTTTATATGTTGAGGTGATTTTACCAAATATGCCTTGTTTGTCCTCCCTTTGCTCAGCTGCTTCTTTCCAGTCTTTAAGGGGATCAGTTACATAAGGATCATTGTTTGGTGGCAACTTTCCATCTTGAGTTAATATCTTACGCCATTCCTTAATAACCTCATTGACCTGTTCCATCTGACCGTCAGCCTGTTCAAGAGTGGTTAGGGCGATGCCCTCACTACGCCATTTAATTATAGCAGTTGACACCAAGGTTCTAAGGGTTGCTATCTCATCATCCTTGGCATCCCCAGCTACACCTATGGCCTTTTCAAGTATATAATCATCCACTTCTTTTAGTCGCTCGGGCTCAGCTTTCGCATCATCACCTGAGCTAAAATCCTCCTGGACAACCTCTATAGGATCACCATCCTCTTCTTCTTCCACATCCTTGACTTTTGGTTTACTACCAGCTTTATTGACCCTAGACCTGCCAGTGTAAGTAAACTCCTCGCCAAGGAATTTGTCTATATTGTCATCTTCGGGTACTTCCTTCTCAGGATCAGCCTTGACAATCTTAGGAGTTTGGGCCTCCAGTTCCTTGCCCTTCATAGGTTCAATACCAATATCTCTGATCTTGGCAACTTGTTCCTCTGTGGGCACTGTCTGACCCAAATAACAGTAGATATTGTAATCCACATCAGTGATCTTCGTTCTATATGATGTGGGTTGGTAGAAGCCAGCCATTATCGCCTTGGTATAGGCCTGATGTTGTCTAGTTTGTAAATCATAGTTGAGTAGCCACTTGCCACTCCCTTGCGGGCTCAACATACTTTTCCACGTGTTGAGCTTGACGGATGGTGCTGCAGCAAGCTTCTTCATCCAGTTAGTCAAATAAAATGCAGATGATCTATATGCCAACTCCATTCGGGCTAGTTTATAATCTGGATCTTGTGGGTCCCTTGCAATGTTAATAAGATCAGCAGTAGTCCATCTGAGCTGCTGGTTAGATGCCCTATAATCAGAAAATGGTCCTAATTGGGACGTGTTGTCTACACCCTTGCACGCTTCGCATTTACCTGAGATTGTGGCGATTGCTAGTGCGTTCATCCTGCCTTGTTGGCGTGTCAACATGCCACGCATCCAATCAAATGCAGTATAAGGTGTGGGCATAAATTTCATCCCTACTGCGATCATGAGTGAGGCCCATCTCAACGTATCCGAATAATTAAATTTAGCTGTAGGGTCCAGAATAGGGTCAGCATTTCTCTCATATGATTGCCAAAAACTATGAAAGTCCTGGTAATCTGTATACCTATGAGCTGCGGCAACATACTGATAATTTTCTGCTGCTGTATTCATAATGCCACACAAGAATCCGCAGCCCACAACAGGGTTTGGCTTAACCTGTTCTATTGTTCTAAGAGCATCCATCATGAGGTTAGCGCCTTTCAACTCGTCATTATACTTGCTGGCATAAGCTGGATACATATTGGGGTTTCCACCATACTTAACATGCTTATACCATCGGTCATGGAGGGAAGAAGGTGTGATGCTAGACGTCATGATGAGCTGCTGTGGTAATTTGGCCCTAGCTTCCAGCGTGTAATGCTGTTTCATACGGGCGATAACTCCGTTCCTTTGGGCTGTAGCTGCTGCAAACATCGTCATCCGTTTCTTCTGTTCCTTGGCTGCTTCTTTGTCGTCAACGGGGTAGCCTGCTTTGTTCCTGGGAACCTCAGTGGCAAACTGTGATTCCTTCGAGGGAAGGGGGTTTTCTTTCATCTGTGATTGAGCCATATTAAAGTGATTTATTTCATCCCATCGGTCATCATGACAGCGAATTGCGCAAATCCGCACTCCCAGGGGTTAGAAATTACCTAACAAGAATACCCTAAAGAAGGGGCCTAACTCCCATTGGCTGGGAAAAGAATGGAGGGCAGACACAAGTTCGCGTTATGTGCAGGGTATGGGTTGCTGGCACCTCAATCCTACACCGGCTTACAAGCATCTGAGTTTTGGGGGATTGGATTATACTCCTCACCTTGCCTAAGGGTAAGGACACACCACTAACAACACTTCGAAACTTCAACCCCATGTTGATACCGGGTGTAATCGCAACTGCATGACCGTCTACAGAGTTGTGGATAGAACTGAATCTAGCGCCCCCCTGAGTCATTGCAGAACCGACGTTTGCCCCTGAGACCCTTATCAGGTCGTCGCATCCTGGGAATATCCGCCTCTTCGTGCTATCAGTCTCATACATACTATACACTTACCTACGCCTGTTCTCCTTATTCTCGCTTCGCAGTTGGTACGAGCGGTGAATGATAGTAGAACCACAGAGGTCGCACACACAACAAGCATATCCTGAACAGCAACTAGTTTTCATTGTACTACGTGGGTGGGTACAGGGTTGTGAAATTTTGTCATAAGTTCTCTTCATCAATGCGTATTGAATGCAAATTACGACGCAGCGAACGAGTCGCTGGATCGTCCTCCTCTTCTTCTAATGTTTTATACCTATCTATGAAATCTGATGATGATTCGAAGCGTTCTACATATGCTTCTGTGCCAGAATAATCTGCCCTCCTCATGGGCCATGTTGTTGGATTCATATTGGGGTCGCCACAGAAGTAGGTGGTGAAGTGATAATACCAAATAGGTCTATAAATGAACGCTCCTGTATGTGCGGTACCTAAGTTGTACGCTGTTGAACTTCTAAATTCATTGACAAAGGGGCCGAGGGGGCAAGCTAGTTCAAAGTTCGGGCCTGCAGCGTATTCAAAGATAATCTGTATAGTATTGTTATTTCCGGCAGTAGTTGTGCCTTCAAGTTGGAGGCACAAGTACTGGTCAGTCTCAGGGACATTGTATATCGCTGACCTGAAGGGCCCGCGCCACATGTCATCTATAAAAGGCAAATTATGTTGAAACGGCACCATTATAATGGCATGCTTTTTGTCAGACAGATCAATCCTTAACCATCCATTATTGGCAGTCTCAGTTGAATCAGTTTCCAAAATAACATTGCCAGATGGAAAAACTGAACTAGTAAATCCCATAGCAAACATCTTCTTAAAATATGTGCCGCAACAGATCCCAAGTCTAAGATAGCCCTGAACTGTAAAATTTGAAACAATTTGTAATTTATAAATAATGGGTCCATTCCAATATCTAAACTGTTTACACCACCGAGAAAATAGTGGTTCCGCGCCTTGGACTAGCGAGATCCCTCTTATAGGCTGCACTGTATTACTATATAAGACTCCATCTAGGGTTGATGGTCTACCCGTCTGAATGAAAGTTCCTGGATGTTCCCAAGCATTATTTTCATTTAGCTGGTACGGGCCTGGTGGATTGCCTTCTTCATCGACTCCCTTAGACGGATCCAAGGTGAAATTTGTAGCTCTAGGGGTTAACTCTGATGAAGGTAATTTAGGAGTCACTCTTAAAGCAAAAATTGGTGATTCTGTACCCACTTGTGGAACTGCAAGTGTAACAATAGTATTCATAGGCTTAAGTGTATATATTAAGTTTTCTGGACAAATCATGGCGGGCTTAATATTTTCACCTCCTTGGACTTCAACCGACCCTGGAGTGCTAAGCACAGGGGTGGTCTCATCTATGGTAGTGGGTGACTGTATTGATTCTGCCATTATTCAAATTTTGCAGTGTATGTGCCCCTGTAAACTTGGGACTCCATATGGGGTTTAAGATGATAACCTTTATAATCCAATATTCTACTCCACATAACAATGTCTACTTCTTGCGGTGCCGTAGCTGGCATCTGAACTGCTTGGTCTAATGTTATAGCAAATCTAGCATAAAAATCTGTTTCTGGTTCAAAGCCTGAAATTCCCTGAGGGGAATAGGATTTTTCTGAAAGGTCAACTGCATCATAATATCTAACAATCCTAGGTTGAGTTCCTGTATTTGCACCTACTGGGTAACGGCGTTTCATTGAAAAATTACAGAAAGGATGTAATATAAAAGAAAATTGCTTTTGACTTGAAACGTCCCAATAGAGCACTCTATTTCTTAGATTAGTGTAATCATAAACTTCTGGATAAGTATGATAATCAAAGGCGTGAATTGCTAACCTAAATTTAGTCTCGTCTGCGCAGATGGCCTTAAGCATATACTCCCTTTGATAATCACAATGAGAATATATTAATTGTGGTACATCTGACCAAGCTGGTGCTGATGTTTCTGGAAGAGCTGAATTATCCAAATTGGGAGCATCTCTAAATTTAGCAACCACTTCATTTAATTCTGTACTACGATCTATTGTTATGTAGCCATGATAATATGGTGTATGTAACATATCCAAAGATGTAAAAGGGACTGCTTTATATTTATTTGGTGTAGGAGTTGGATCTAACATTGGGATACCCGCAGCTGTAGCAGCATTGGGATTATTATCCTGTAAGATCATAGGTGGAAATGCATTCATGTCAATCTTCATTGGGTAAGAACTCTGCTCCAAGCAGGCTATCAGTATCACTAAACAGGTCGTCATTCCGCATTCCCATATAACCATGAAAGCCGCTTGTCTTACCTGACTCATAAAGAGCCCCAAATCTACCAGTATTAAAAACTTGTGGATTGACAGGCGCGGGTTGACTACTACTACTAGTTGGCTTAGAACCATCTGGGGCATTCAAAAATGCCCTACCGATATTCGAGTTGGGCTTATCAAGTGTGATCCATCCAACCCCTTGCTTTACATCCATGCCAACAGCTAAATCTGCCGTGAGGGGGTCGCTGTTAGCCTCTTGTAAATTAGTCGACTTACCCCCAGTCACTCCTAAGCCTGTGAGATTCTCAGTTCCAAAATCATCTAAACCTGCTATGTTGCCAGCCACTGAAGTTGTTGGTGCTGGTGCTGATCTATTACTACCATCGGCAACTGGGTTCAGATCACTCATTTCTATTCCATGCTCTTCCAAATTGTCTTCAGTCTGCCCAGCAGCTCCAGGATTAGTATTTGCTGAGTTATGTTCAAAATTTTCTGCTGCTTCCTGTAACTGTTGATTAGCATTTGCAATATTATCCAAATTATTGTAATGTGAGCCTGTTGTGTTTGGGTCAACTGCGACTCCGGCTTGAAATCCGGTATTCAAGTTAGCTGTCACTGAAGGTGCATCTAACTTGCTGCCTTCGGGGTTGTAACTCCCTTTACTCCAACCGATAAAACCTCCGACCAGCGCCCCGATCGGACCAAAGGCAGAACCCAAAGCTATTCCCATATCTACCATATTAGAGTTTTTGGTATAATTAGCTTCTGCTTTTTGTGTGGCTAGCTGGGCTTGCCACTGAAGATCCTTAACTGCCGCATCCGTGCTATTAATAATGTTTCCAACATTTTGCATGTGTGTTGGCCCTGAAAAAGTTGTTGAGCTATCATAAATCTGAGCAGTGAGTGGATTGAGTTGTTGATTCAATGTTGTTGCGGCTTGTTGATGTCTAAAAACTGACTCCTGCTCAATATTGCTCCAAGTTGATTTAAAAGCGGCTCCGGTAGCCGAGCCTATTGCAGCGTTTGCTGAAATAAATGCTGATGCTAGAGCTGCCATTATGGTTGTTCTGATTGAAACTTTGATCCCCCGTAGTTAACAATGAGGGACCCCCATATTTTAATGGAGATTGATGAAGCCTCTGTAGACCGAGTCCGCACGGGTGTCAAAGCTGCGAACATAAATTGTCCAAGGTCGTACAACTGTGTATAGTTATGTGGCCCGGACGTATTATTGAGAAAATAATAAAAAGGTTTACAGAAAGGAAACATCCATCTTAATCTTCCATTCTTCATAGTAACGATCTCTAGATGCTTGCAAAAAGATATTGCTTTAGTGTCTTTAACCATAGCTGCTAAATCTGTAGGTATGTTCAATGTGTAAGGGCATCTCACCTGTCCTGGCCAGAACCACGATGTTAGTTCCCCTTGAACGAGTGGGTTGCCGAGCAATTCAATTTCTAGCTGAAGGCCATAATCTGCGAACTGATAATTATTAAAAACATCTCGAACTTGTACAAAATTGTTTTGGCAATAATCATAATTTAGTATAAATTCATAAATAACATCGCCAGCATCTAGAGCGTTAATCTTAGTATCAAACAAAATCTTTCTTGTGCCTGGCATAGTTTGCCAATTCAATACTGTTTCCTCTCCAACGGTGGTAATCGGAGGTACATACAGCAATTGTTTGAAAGATTGTGCCATTTGTTCTTCCCCAGATAGGGGAATCTGTTTGCGCGTGTCCGTCAACGTGGTGGGTTTAAGAAATTCATCTGATTGAATATTAGCCATTATTGATCTACTACAAAATCTGCGGTATCCGACGCCGCCACACTCTTTACTACTATTATACTCATCATGTAGAAAGGTGTCGTAGAAATTACTCCGGATAAAATAATTTAAAGAACAATTGCCATGTCGTCATAAACACATAGGACGAACACAAAACGTCACAAACAAAAGTTTATTTGCTCGAAAGAGAGGAAAACTGGGCAACCCCTAAAACCTGGCGCACTGTTCCCCGCGGGTGCCAACCGCGTATTTGCCGTTACTTCCGGTCGTGCTGGGCTATGAAAGGTGCAATAGTATTTTCCCGGAACTATGCGAACCGTAAAAGGTCTCCTGGGTAGTCTCCCA